TCATGCCACCGCCTCGGCAGCCTGCCGGGCATCGGCGGCGAGGCTGCCGACGCCGCCGGGGCGCAGCCGGAGTTCAAGGTTGGTCGGCGTCACGATGACCCGCTCCACCAGCAACCGGACCAGCCGCTGCTGTTCGGCGGGGAACAGTTGCTCCCACACCCGGTCGACCTGCGTCATCGCCACCGTGACCTGCGCGGCGTCCAAGGTAGGATCGAGAGAAATCGCCTGCGGGATCATCGCCTCGACCATCTCCGGCGCACGCAGCAACTGGCGCAGTTGTCCGACCACCGCCACCTCCAGTTCGGCCGCAGGCAGGCGCGGCAGGCCCGACGTGCCCCGCCCCTCGTGGATGTCGCGCGTGCTCAGGTAGTAGCGGTAGACCCGTCCGTTAGCCTTTTTCGTGTGCCACGGCGACAGGGCGCGGCCGTCGGGGCCAGTCAGCAGACCCTTCAGCAGGAAATCCACCTTGCCGCGCGAAGTGGCTGCGCGGACTCGGCCGTTCACCTGCAGCAACGCATGCGCCTCGTCCCAGAGCGCCTTGTCGATGATCGCGGGGTGCGTGCTTTCGACGTACTCGCCACGATGCTTGAGTTCGCCCCGATACGTTCGGCAATGCAGCATGCCGTGGATGGAACTCTTGTCGTGCAGCTTGCCGGGCCGCACCGTGCCCGCCTTCGTCGTCCACGTCTTGTTGCACCAGCCGCGCACCCTCACCTCCTGCACGACCTTCAGGATCGAGCCCAACTCGACGAAGCGGCGGAATATCGTCCGGACCTGTTCGGCCTCTTTCTCGTTCACCACCAGCCGCCGATCCACGACGTCGTACCCCAGCGGGCAGATCCCGTGCATCCACAACCCCTTCTTCTTGCTGGCGGCAAACTTGTCGCGGATACGCTCGGCGGTCAGCTCTCGCTCGAACTGTGCGAACGCGAGAAGGATGTTCAGCATCATCCTTCCCATCGCGTCCGTGGTGTTGATCTGCTGCGTGACTGACACGAAGGTCGTGCCGTATTCCTCGAAGACCTTGACCAACTCGGCGAAGTCGAATAGCGATCGCGTCAGGCGGTCGATCTTGTAGACCACGACGATGTCGATCTGGCCCGCGCGGATATCCTCCATAAGGCGCTGCAAGGCAGGACGCAACAATGTTCCACCGGAGAAGCCACCGTCGTCGTAGTCGCCCGCGACCGGAATCCAGCCCTCCATGCGACGGCTGGCGATGAACGCCGACCCTGCGTCGCGCTGGGCGTCGATCGAGGTGTATTCCGCATCGAGCCCTTCGTCCGTGGACTTGCGGGTGTAGACCGCACAACGCAGCCGCTTGGTCGGAACGGCGCTCATCGGTGCGTCCCCTTGCGCAATCCGAAGAACGCCGGCCCGGACCAGCGTGTGCCGGTGATCTCGCGGGCGATCATCGACAGGCTGGGATACCGCTTGCCGGCGTACTCGAATTCGTCATCGGGCAAGACCCGGACCCGATGTTCGGCGCCGGCATAGACGCGGATCAGTTCCGTACCCGCAATCGGCGTCGCGCCGGTCTTCTGGCGTTTCAGCGTGCCGGTCGCGACTAGTTGGTCGATCCGACGCTGGTTGCGTTCGAGCAGGCCATGATCGGTCTTGGCGAATTCGATCTCCTGCCAGCGGTGGGCGATCCGCTTCTCGACGAAGCGTCGATTGGCGACGGGCGGATCACCGCCGAAGAGTCGATGCCATTCTTTCTTGATGTCGGGCCATGACCAATCGGCCAGGTGCGCGATGCGTGCGACCATCGATGCGGCGGTCGCCGCGGGAGGGGATTGTTGCGTCATGCCTGTGGACTCCGGTGAGCGGGGTTGGCATGTACGCGTGGGTGACCGGGAAAGCCAAGGTCAACCGGAGAGGAGGCGCTGACGGCGCCGTCGTGCGCGCCGCCGCCGCGTAGGCGGTGCAGGCCCTGGGCCAGCAGTGCGGCGGCCTCGGTGCGCCGCTGTGGCGGCGTCATGCGCGTCGGGTCGTGCAAGTTGGAAGGAAGCATGGGGCATCCGCTGGATTATCAAACCAGCGGGCAGTGTCCCCAACGAATGCAGTTGCTGTATCGCAGCGTGACGTAATGAAAGCCAAAAGCAACAACCCCGCACGAGGCGGGGTTGTCGTTCGTTCCGTTTATTTCGCTAGCATCAACTATAAGTGGCCTTCGGACTCACTGACCTTAGCTCAATTCGTGTTGAACCCATCAAAATCAAGCCAATCGGTCTTCGTCGAGATCACGCCCTTGCTTGTTTCGATCTCAATCTGTATTTGGTACTTCACGTATCCGCCTCGCCTACCAGGAAACACGCAGTCATCAAAAGCGAAAAACAGGCTTTGAGATTGAAACCACGGGCTCATGTACGGACGACCCTCGGTGACCCGCACCATTTTTCTATCTTTCGGCCATCTGCTGCCAGAGATCGAATCTGCTGGATGTCGGGGCAGATTTTCCTTATGACAACCGACGATCTCTCCTTGCGAATTCATCACTAACACACTCGCGAAAGCGGCGGGGAATCCCGGGCTTGGCGACTCTGTTTGGAAAGCGTCGAATTTGATTTTTCGATCCGTTTTTACAACGATCCGAAATTCATCTTTCGACTCATCCACCTCGATCGTCACAGACTCCCGCGGGGTAGCGGACAGCGACGCGAACAACATTGGGATCAGCAGCACTTTCATCTCGTTTGCCTCCAATATTCGGGATCTGCCCCAGCCCACCCATTTTCCACGCGCTTCTGAGTGGTTTTTGACACTCCGCCGTCAGGCGTGTCGTAAAGATTAGTGCCCGATGCCATCGTAACGATTCCAGGCGCGGTATATGTCGCCGCATGCTTGATGAAGCCATTCACGCGATAGATCACCATGTCGCCCACCATCGGCGATTGCACGCGCTGCAGAATATCAGGATTCTTTTTGGTGAATTCGGCAAACCACGGATTGAAGTCTTGCTCTTCAATCCAATACTCCACACCTCCGATCGCGACCGAGAAGCAGTCAAAGTCCCACTCCAGCTTTCCCGTTTCGTTCTTGTATGCCGTCAATCGACTTCCGTCGATCATCACCAACTGCCCACGGCGCATTCTCGCCGATTCAGAGAGCTTTCCGCTTGCTCTCAGCTCAATGGTGTTTTTCTCGCCGGAGAACACAGGCCTTCCCTTCTTGTCGCGCTTCACCAGATCCACACGATTCTCGGGTGCGCCTAGCGCTTCGCCCTCCTCGGCACCACCATCGTCGCCGGACAGCATGCCATCGTTTTCCGTCCAGTTGTCGCCTGCATCGTTCGGCCCACCGCCGGCACCCCGGCCGACCCGGTCGCTTGAGTTCGACGCGACACCCTTGTTGCTCGGTGCAGCCGCCTGCTCCTTCCTGCCCACGCCGGTGACGCCCGTCGGCGCAGCACCGCCGTTCTCCCCCCGTGACTTGTTGTCCGCGGCGATCGCGCTGAACGTCGCGCCTGAGGCCTTCACCGACAGCTTGCCATCCTTGCCCACCTTGTAGTCGACGTTGTGCTCCTTGCCATCGGAGGTGGTGTAGGTGCAACTGCCGCTGCCCTTTTCCTTCGCGCTCACATCGCCGCAGGAGGCCGCATACCCTGTCGGATCGGTACCCGAGAGCGGATTGTTCGCGATGTAGGAATAGGGGTTCAGCGACTGACTGTTCAGCGGATTCTGGATCAGCGGATCGACGCCCGTGAAGCGGCCGAGGTTGTAATCGAACACGCGTCCGTTCATGTGGATCAGTTCAAGCTGGTTCAGATGCTCGTGCTGCGTGAAGCCCTTCGGCGTGACGCTGGTGCTGCCGAGCTTGGGCGGCGTCAGGTCGGCCCACGTGCCCGAGCGCGGTTTGCCGAACGCATCGTAGCCGCGCGTTTCGGTGATAGCGCCCGCGCTGCTCGCGACCGCATCGACGCTGCCCAGACGATCCTTCAGCAGGTACTCGACCTTTCTCGGATTGCCGCCTCCACTGGTGATCACCACGTAATCGCCAACGTAGATCTTGATTTCGTTAGTGTCGATGCGGTGTTCGTAACCGGGCAGATACACGCGCGATCCGTCGCTGCCCCAACTCCGCGTGCGCTGGCCATCGGCACCGTAGCGGAAGTCGTCGCGGTTCGCACCGCGCTGCGCCACCGTCGGCAGATTCATGTGGTCGTACTTGATCGACAACCCGGCGTTGTCGCTGGTCAGATTGCCGTTCGCGTCGTAGCAGTAGGCGCGCGTGGTGCTGTTGACCAGCGTCACCGACTTCACGGCGTTCGCTCCGCCGCCGCAACTGCCACCGGTGTACACGTAGGCGTTCGCTGCATTGCTGCTGAAGTCGGTCTTCTTGGTGAAATTGCCGACCGAATCGAAGCCGTAGTTCACCGTACCGGATGCCGTACCACTGCGGATCGCGCTGACGATGCGGTGCAACTGGTCATAGCTGTAGTCCTCCTGGCTTTGGCCGGCGTTGAGCGTCTGCCGCGTCAGATTGCCGAACACGTCATACCCGTAGCCGAGTTTGCGCAGGTCGCTGCCGTTTCGGCTGTAACGCAGTTCGGTGAGCTGGCCCGTTTGCGCCTGGTACTGCGGGTTCAACACGACCCCATTGCCGAAGGTCTCCTGCAGGGTTTGACCGCGCGCGTTGACGCTGTCGAGTCGGCGATACTCGGTGCCGAGGACCGGATCTCGCTCGGCCAGCGGGTCGCCGTAGGCGCTGTACACCAGTTGCAACGTTTCGCCATTGGGGAATTCCTGCCCGACCGGGCGCCCGTAGTAGCTGTCGTAGCGGGTCCTGAAGCGATAGGTCTGGCTCCCGGTGGTCAGGGCCTGGGTGATGTCGGTCTGGACCGGACGCGCGAGGCTGTCATAGACCGTGGCCTTCGACCGCTCGACGACGCCATTGATCGTGCGCTGCTCGCTCGCCGGGGCACCCTTGGCATTCGCCGGGTCATAGGTCCAGATATCGACCACCGGCTCGGTCACGCCATCGCCGGTCGCATCCGCTGTCGCGCTGCGGGTAAGCGTCCGCCCCAGCTTGTCGTAGCTCATCGACGTGACGATGCCTCTGGCGTCGGTCTGGCTCAACAATTCACCCAGGGCGTTGTAGGCGAAGCTCCAGGTGCCCTGGTTCGGATCGACGATGCTCGTGCGCTGGCCGATGGCGTTGTAGACGGCCTGGGTGACGACCGCCTTCGCGTCCTCGATCGCCACCACGTTGCCTCTGGCTTCGTACCAGAACCGGGTTCTGCCGTTCAATGCGTCGCGCGTCTCGACATAGCGGCCTGCGCTGTCCGTCGTCCGCGAGAGGTTCAGACAGTTTCCGGTACCACCATCGTTGCTGCCGCAGACCTGGATGGTCGTCGTGCGCCCGGCGTAGCCATAGGTCGTGACCATGTCGCCGCGGCCGTCGATGCCCTGCTTGGGCACCGTCTTCTTCGTCATCCTGCCCAGCACATCGTTGTGCTCGAACGTCGTCCAAGTCCAGTCCGGCTCGCTCCTGCGTGGTTCGGATTGTCGCCAGACCTGGCCGCGTGCCGTGTACTCGGTCAAGGTACGGGTCCACTGCCCGTCCATCTGCGTCTGGGCCTTCGTCCGCAGGCGTCCCAGCGCATCGAACCGCACCTCGTTCACCGGCGCTCCGTCCTGCACCGTGGTCAATCGGTACACCTCGCCCGGTGCGCAGGTACTCGGCAGACAGGCACTCACCGCAAGGTGCTGGTCCGGCGTGACCATCACGCTGTCGGTCGCGCCGCGCAGGCGCTTCTTGACCGCGAAGCCGAAGGCGTCGTAGTCGATCAGCGTGCGTAGGCCGTTGGCGTCGATGGTCAGACTCGGCTGACCGTCGCGCGCGCGCACCACGTTGCTCGCGCCATGCCCCAAGGCGTTCGCCACCGTCTCAGGGAAGTATCCATCCGCGCTGAAGGTGGTGCCGACGCTCCTCGTGCCGTTGGGATCGCCCGCCGCGCTCACGCCCACACCCGAGGGCAGACCGTAGTTGTTGCTCGCGGGATACGTGTACGCGGTGACGCGCTGCTGATTGGCGATGCCCGGCTGCACTGTCTCGGTCGACGGCGTGCGGTTCGCGTTCCAACCGTAGTCGGTCGTGACGGTGATGAACGGGGTGCTGGTGCCCGCCGGCAGAGGATGCTCCGTCGTGTCCCACACCACTTTGGTCTTGACGACCGTCCTGGTCAGCTTGTCGAGCCACCAGTCCGCCGTAGTCGTTGTGTACGTGTTCGCCTCGCTCACGCACTGGCGATCGAGCCGGTTCACGGTACCGCTGGCGCTGCCGGTGCCGAGGTCGCGACGATGGGTCGTGCGCGCCCTGAGATTGCCGTAGGCGTCATAACCGGAGGCCGTGGCGAAGGTGCCGACGCAGGTGGTATCGGCCGCCGCAACTTCCTGCGTGTAACCGAGAATGGCCGGCGTGCCGCCCGTTGCCGCGGTCGTCGCATCATATGTCCACGCTTCCTTCGTATCGAGGAACGGGAAGATCTTCTTCGGCGTGCCGTAGGTCGGCGTACACGCGGCCGTATCGGCACGGTTCGCGAGGTTGCAGCGCCATGCATACGTCTCGCGGCTGATCGCGCCGTCCTCGCCCGTGCGTGAGATCGGATTGACGACGATCCGTTCTGGCTGGCTGGTCAGCGGGAACTTCTGGTGGAAGGTGGTTGTGGTGCGCAGGCCGGCGATCTCGTCCTCTTCGATCACTGTGCGGAAGCCCTGGAAGCCTCGGCCCTGCGTGTTGTAGATGGCCTCGCCATAGCCGTAGCGCCAGGTGCGGAACCCGCCGATCCCATCCGACTGACTCATTTGCGCGACGACGCTCATCGACGAGGTGAAATAGATGTGGCGCTCATCGATGTAACGCTGCGATGCCACCATCGGCACGCTGTACAGCGGCGTTTGCCCCGCCGAGCGTCCGGCCTTGCCCGCCAGCGGCGCGTAACTCCACACCGTTTGATGGCCAAGGCCATCGGTGACCATGCCGAGCACGTCCTGCGTTTGCGGCGTGAGGCCATCCAGATTCTTCGCCGCACCGGGGCCGGTAGCTTCGCTGACGAGCACGCGCCCGGTGAGAATCGGCAGGCCGCCAGGCAGCGTGCGCGGGGACTGCGTCTCCGAGATCGGCGTGCCGTCGCCTTTTTCGACCGGGATGCCGAACACATCGCGCAGCCCGAACTCCGGGGAGGTCAGCATCAGGTGGTCACCGTGACCGTCGCCATACAGATCGTCGCCCGGCAGATTCGCCGCCCCCGAGAGCAAGGGCGTCGTGACCGTGGTCACCACCGGCGTGCCGTCCGCCGCCTCGGTGATGCGCAATGCGCTCATCTTGTAGGTGCTGTAGTCCGGCCACCCGCTCTCGTGCGACCCCACCGTGACGGCCCCGTGCCACAGATTCACCTCAGGATGCCCGTCGTCGTTCAAATCGCTGGCGACGCGCGTGACGACCGGGGGCGCCGCACCCGTCACCGGGTCTTCCGGGCACACCCAACGCTCGGAACCCGCCGTACACAACTGGCCCATGCCCATCTGCGTGCAGGTTTCCATGTTCTCCGGTTTGAGCACACACATATTGGCGGCGAAGCCGGTCGGGAACAGCAGTTCCGAACGACCGTCGCCATCGATATCGCTAGGCCGCAAATGCTGCGCCTGCCAGGGCGTCCACACGTGCGCGCACAGCGATTGCGAGGTGCTGTCGCTGCTGCCGCACCCGGCAAGGCCCGCATTGATGCCGAGGTTGTAGATCGTGCTGAACACGCCTCCGCGGTTGTAGCGCAGCTTCCATAGCTTGTCGTAGCCCACGTAGAGCCAGTCGTCCAAGCCGTCGCCGTTGACGTCCATCCACAGTGCGAACAGGCCGGATTTGTTTTCGTGCGCATCGCGAGGCTGCGCCGCCGGAAATACCGAAGCGAACGGTGTACTCGTCAGGCTGTATCCGGCCGCAGTGCGCGTGCCGAACAGAATGCGATCCAGCTTGCGGCCCTGCGGGACATACGGGGTCCACGCTTCGAGCGCCGACTCGATCAGGATATCGGGCAAGCCATCGCCGTCGAAGTCCTTCACGCCCTGTACTTCCTCGCCCTCGTACATCGCGTCGCCGACATGCGGGACGGACAGGCAGTGACTCGCCGCTTGCGGAAATGTCGGTGCGCCCGTCGCCGGGTTGGTGGCGTTTGGCGTGTTGCGATAGACGTAGAGCTTGTTGGCGCAGCTGCCCGCGTTGGGCGATTCGCTGCGAACCAGGACGAGATCGGCACGACCATCGCCGTCCATATCGCCGACATGCACGAGGCCATCGACGGCGCTGGTCGTGCCCGGAACCGTGATCCCGGTATCGATCAGATTGCCGAATGCGGTGGTGAAGTTCGTGTCGGTGGGTGACCCGCTCCAAGTGCGGACCACGATCCGGCCGGTTGCAGTTTCTCGGCCGACGAAATCCACGCGACCGTCCTGGTTAAAGTCGGCCGACTGCCCGAAGTGATGGATCGCATAGGTCCCAGGCACCGTCATCGACCAACGCACCGTGCGATCGGGCGTGAGCGAGACGATGGTGCTGTAATCGACCAACACCTCCGTCGCACCGTCGCCGTCCATATCGCCGAGCGGTCGAATGTTGCCGTTCTTGGCCCCGATCGATTCGGGGATGAGATTGGGCGACTTCAACTCGAAGGTCATCGGCCCTTGCTGCCAGACGAACGAGGTGGGGGCCTTACACAACCACTGGCTGCCGTCGTGCGCGCAGTCGCTGACCAACTGCAGCAGACTACGGCCCGTGGTGGTGCTGACGGCGCTGCCGTAGGTCAACACCCAACTGCGCACGGCCTCGCTGCCAACGAACGTGACTACCGAGGCCAGGCGCTGTGTTTGACGGGTCAGACCGCCGGCCAGATACGACGACACACGATCGTTCGCGTTGCCGCCGCTGGGCCGCGCTTCGTAGTTGAATGCGACCCGGCGATTGCCGACGGTCGCGCCGAAGCCGGTGTAGAAAATCGACGACACCAGCGTCTCGCCGTTGCCGTAGCTGCTGTAGACGTAGTCGATACTGTTGCCGATGCGGTCTTCGTTGCGGACCTGCATCCAGGTCAACGGCACGGTGACGCCACCGGGGACGACACGCGCGGCCGAGGCCGCAGTGCTCGTGTTGCCGTACCACGCGATGTCGCCGGACTTGCGCTCGACCTTGAAATAGCTGTTGGTCGCGGTGAGGTTGCCACCCAACTGCGTCACCCGCACGAACGACTCCAGTTCGGTGCCGTAGGTGGCGTTGACCGCGCCGTAGGTGCCCCCGGTGAGGACGAGTCGCTGCCCGTCCAGGCACAGGCGGTCGCTTGCGTCGAGTTTGACCGCGCGGATCTGTCCGTCCTGCTCCAACGTCTGCGGACAGCGGTGGATCGACGACAGGCCCGACAGCGACCAGCCCATGCCGGCGATACCGTTGCCGGCACGGCTGCTGTAGTCGAGCGAGAGACTCGGCTGCATCCCGCGCCGGCCCGGTGGCACCAGGATGGGAATGGTGTAGGTAGCGCCGCCGCCGGAGACGCCGCTTTGGCCAGAGACCTTGCCGACGCCTGGATCATGGACCGGCAACGCACCCAGCAGGCTCAAGGGCGATTGGTCGCCCAGCAACTCGAACGCACTGGCGCGCACGCGCACCACGGCGACCGCCGAAGTGCTGACGGTGCCGGTATTGTCGGTTGCCCGCGCGGTCAGGTTGTAATCGCCTCCCGCGCTCGGCGTCCAGTTCAGCGTGTACGGCGTGGTGGTATCGATCCCGAGCGACGTGCTGCCGGCGAAGAACTCGACTTGAGCGATCGTGCCGTCGGTATCGCTCGCGGTCGCCGAGAGCGATACCGCATTGGGCAGCACCGCGCCGGACTGATCGCTTGGCGAGGTGAGTTGCACCAGCGGGCCGCTGTTGACGATCAGTGTGGACACGGTGGAGATCGTGACGCCGCCACGGCTGTCGAAGGCTTTCGCGGTCAGCGCGTAGCTGCCCGAGGTGATGCCGCTGAGCGCATGCGCGAACGGGGCCGTGGTGTCGATCGCAAGGAGGGTACCGTCGCGATAGAACTCAACCTTCGCGACGCTGTCGTCCGCATCGCTGGCGCTGGCTTCGATCGTCACGTCGGCGGGCGCCTGCTTGAGCGAATTGTTCGCGGGCGTGGTGATCGCGACGGCCGGCGGCGCATTGACGCTCGCAACGCTCGTCGCCGTCGTGGCGGTGCCGCCGCGGTTATCGGTGGCGACCGCGGTGATCGTGTACACGCCGGCCGGCGCGTTTGTCCAGACCTGCGTATACGGTGCGGCGCTATCGGTGGCGACCAGGGTGCTTCCTGCGTAGAACTCGACCTTCACGATGCTGCCGTCCGTGTCGCTCGCGTTCGCCGACAGCGTTAGCACACCCGGTGCCTGCACGAGAGTGCCGGTCGTCGGCGCGGTCAGGCTCGCGCTCGGTAGCGCGTTGACGATCAGCGTATTCGCTGCCGAAACCGTGACTCCACCGCGTGTATCGAAGGCTTTGGCGGTGAGGCTGTAGGTGCCGGCCGCGAGATTGCTCGCTTGCCAGGCGTAGGGCGCGGTCGTGTCGGTCGCCTGCAGGACGCCATCACGATAGAACTCGACCTTGGACAGGCCGTCGTCGGGATCGCTGGCGGTGGCCTGCACCAGCGGACTCGCAGGTGCGCCCAGAATCGCACCCGAGATGGGCGAGGACACCGCCACGCTCGGCGGGTAGTTCACCGCAATCGCGACGGCGGATGAGGTCACGCTCACACCATCGTCGTCGGTGGCGCGTGCCGTGAAGCTGTAGTTGCCGGACGGAATGTTCGTCCAGGTGTAGGCATAAGGGGCCGTGGTGTCGGTCGCGAGCAAGGTCGTTCCGCTGTAGAACTCGACCTGCGTGATCGCGCTGTTGTCGCTGGCGGTGGCTTGAAGGCCGAGGTTCAACGGACCCTGATAGGTCGAGCCGTCGACCGGCGTACCCAGCCCCACCGTCGGCGGCGTGTTGACCTTGAGTGTATGCGTCGCTTCGCTCGCCGCACCTGCGTTGTCGTAGGCGCGCGCCTTGATCAGGAACGTGCCCGTGCCGGTGGGTGTCCAGGTCGTCGCGTAGGGAGCCGTCATGTCAGTTGCGATCAGGAGGTCGGAGACGAAGAACTCGACACGCGCGATGCTGCCATCCGCGTCGCTCGCATTCGCCGTGATCGAGACGCTTGGGCCATAAAGCACGACCTGTCCATTGGCGGGCGATGTGAGCGCCACGCTCGGCACCTGATTCGTGGGCGCGGTCACCGTGGCGTTCACGGTATTCGACTGCAAACTGCTTCCGAGATTGCTGAACACCACGGCGTAAATCGCATACGCACCGGCCGGCACACTGGTCCAGGTGAAGCTGTAGGGGAATGAGGTGTCGGTGCCGATCAAGCTGCCGTTGGCGTAGAATTCGACCTTGGTGATGCGCTCGCCGTCATCGCCGATGTCGGCAGCGACCTCCATCGCAATCGTCGCGGGCGGGGCGTAATTGGTGCCGTTCGGCAGCGACAGATCGGCCTGGATCACCGACATCGGCGCGATGACGGTCTCCTCCGGAGGAGGCGGTGCTGCAATGGTCTGCGCCAGCACATACGACCCGGCGAGCACCAACGCCCAAGCGACCAGGATCGGCCCGCGTTTGGCCAGCCACTTGCGCACGACACCTTGCTCACGTCCCATACCGCCCCCTACTTGGTTGATTGCGATGCGACCCTGTCCCGCGAACGCCTACGGTGTTCGCTCGACGGACCTGCCTGTTCGTTGATTCACGCGCCCGCCGCGACATCGTGCGCCGCCGGCCTCTCATCGCCTGCGACCGATGCGATGGTCATGGCGTGGCGGTCGCGACGCCACCTGTGATCGTTCGAGATCATTTCGCTTGATCGGACGGCACGATCGCATGCACGGTCTTCACGCGCTTCGACAGCGCAATGATCTCGTCGGCCGACATCCCCGAGACCTTGTCCCGGATGCGCGCGATCGAGGGGCGCTGCAACGCTGGATCGTCGACGACCTCGTAGGCGCTCGAGACGCCCTCCATGTTCAAGAGCAGGACGGCGATCTGCAGCGTCTGTTGCTTGCGCGGCGACAGCGACGACGTCATGCGCTCGAAGGTCGCAGTGGCCGTGGCGTCCGACGTGGCGTCGATGCGAATCGGTTCTTTGGCGTGGACGCTTGCCGCGAACAGCAGCGCGACCGCCATCAGTACGTTGAGAGTCTTTCGGAACATGACGTTCGGTCCTTGGGATTGATCTGTGATGCGGTCGCGTTCAGCCACCGCCACCGCCACCGCCGCCGCCATCTCCGCCGCCACTCCCATCGCCGTTCGGCCCCGAAGCGGGCGCCATCGTGCGCGCACCGATGCGCATCACCGGGCCAGTGGAGGTGACGATATCGACATCCATCGTTTCGGCCTGGGCTTGCGCCTGCGCCTGTTGCTGCTGCAGAGACTGCATCGCCACGCGCGACACATCCGAGGATTGTTCGATCGTTGCGACAGACAGGGACTGCTGGATGTCGACCGGGGCGAGCCGATTGGCGGGGCTGTCGAGCGGACCGTGGACGGCGATCAGTTTCGTGCCGTCGTTGTTCATCACCACCGCGTCGACCTGCGGTTTCGGAAATCGATCCGGCTGCGTCAACGCCTGCCCCACCAGTCCGGCAGCGAGCTTCTCTTCTTCGTGCTGCGTGAAGGTGCCGGCGGGGATGTTCGGGGAGGTGCGCAAGGCATTCAGGGCCTGCGCGTACATGGCGTGCGCGGGGTGCGCGGGCTGCGTCACCAGCGGCGTAGATGGCGTTGGTGCGGGATCGGCAGCGCCCGCCTGCGTCGGGACATGATCGGGCCGGCGCTCATCGTCGCGGTCGTCCCTCGATACCGCGCGATGCGCGAGCGCAGGGTCGGCGGCGGATGGGGTCGCAGGTGCCGCCCCGGCGCGCGTGACGGGCGCGCGTTCGGGCTCGGAGAGGGCATCATCGTCGCGTCCAGCGGACGAGGACAGACGCACGGCCCTCGCTTCGATCTCAGGCTCCCGCGCCACGGCGGGAGATGTCGCATCCGGCGACGGCGAGCGGCCTAGGCTGTCCGATTCGCTACGTTCGCGCTCGCGCTGCGCCGCCAAGGCGTGATCCACCGCCTGGCGCGTGTCCAGGTCCGCGACGCCGGTCGCGGGCAGGCCGTGCAGGGTCTGGAATTGGCGGATGGCGTGTTCGGTTTCGGGGCCGTAGTGACCGGTTTGCGGGATCGGCTCGCCGTCCGGCCCGCGGTAGCCCTGCCGGTCCAACCGGGACTGCAGCAGTTCGACTTGATCGTTGCGATCGCCGCGCCGCAGGGTATCGGGATCTTCCGGGGCCGGAACGCCGGTCGCCAGGGAGGCGGTTCGCGGTGTTTCGCGGTCAACCGGAAGCACAGGCGTCGTCTCGCCGGGCGTGTTCGGCAACGGTGCGTCCTGCGCGACCCGAGGCGCCGATTCCAGTGTCGGTTCCCGATGCGCGGCGACGGGCACCGGCTCGGTCTCCGCTGAAGCCTGCGTCGGTTCGGCGCTGCTCGTCGACAGTGCGCGATCTGCCTGCTCGCGCTCGCGTGCATGCTGCGCGGCTTCGTCGTCGCGTGCGGCCTGCGCCATCCCCGCGACGGCGACGGCCTGCGCGTGGTCCTGCGCCGCAGAGGCGTCCTGTACACGCTCCCGAGACGTCTGCGGCGCGTCCGTCGCCTCGGTGGCCGCCTCACGCGGCATCGCCGGCCCCAGCGAGACCACGCGGGCCGGGGCGTCGAGGGTCGCCACGTGGGCGACCTGCTGCGTTTCGTCGCGGGACAGACCCTCGCGGTTCGCCTCGCGCGCGGCCTGTTCGCGGGCGTCCCGCGCCTCCGGCGACAGTGGGGCGATGCTCCGCTCCGGCGCTGTCTGGACCGGCGTGTCGAGGTCGTCCGAACGCGAGGTCCGAACGTCCGCGGCGAGCGCGATCTCCCCCGGCCGCGTGGTGGCGACGACCTGCACCACCCCATGCGCGTCGAGTTTCGTGTGTTGGATCGGGCTGTCGAAGCTGTAGCCGCCGTTAACGTCGCGATCCAGGGCGAATGCCGTCGTCCCCAAGGCGATGCCGTGCTCGGCGCGCGTGCGCTGCACGGCCGCGTAAGTCGCCTCGAACTGCTCCGGTTTGATATCGGGGTTCCAGCGGTTGTCGAGGTACAAGTCGCGCAACAGCGCGCGGTCGGCTTCCTCTGGCGTCGGCGGCTGCCACGCGGGCATATTCGCCAGAGTCCGCTGGTGGAGGTCGAGCGCCGGCACCAGGCGCTCGCGGGTCAGTTCCAGTTCCAACGCGCGGTTGGCGGACGCCGCCTCGCCGTCATGCATCCACACGCCCTGCGCATCGCGCTGGTAGTGCTTCCCATCGGAGGCTTGCAGCAGATCCGGGGACAACGCCATTGCGACGGCGTCCGGCACCTGCCCCGCATAGCCGTAGGCCTTGTGGCCGACCTCGTACCGCGCAGCGATCGCAGCGGGGCCGGCCTTGAGGTTGTCGTCGATCACCGCCATCGCCTGCGCGCTGAGCTGGGTCGCACGTTCCGCGCTGGCGTACTCGGGCTCCGGCTCCCAAGCCGTCATGTCGCGCCGATCGACGCCGTTCGCGATCTGTCGCGACCAACGGCCGGTCTCCGCGCTGTACGACCAATCCGTGACTTTGAAATGCGCCGGATCGGCATCGCTCTGCGGTTGCACGAACGGGCTGCGTGGCTCCGGCACCTTGCCAAGCGCCTGCTCCACCGCTTCCATGCTGGCCATCTGACTCAGCTCGCGCGCCTTGTCGGGTTGCGCCGAGAACGATTGCCGGTGCGTGATCGACTGGCCATCGTCCACCAGGTCGGCGCGCAGATCATCGCGAACCCACTTGCGACCGTTGAATTCCCATTCGACGCCTGCGGTATCGGTCTGGGTGTAGATCTTGTCGTTCTGCCACATCGTCACGGCGCGCTCGGCCGCCTTGCCGAACAGATAACCCTCGGCCACCACCAGCACGAGCGTGCCGCCAGAGCCCGTGCCCAGCGCGGTCGCAGTGGTGGCGCCCGCAACCGTCCCGGCCATCGCGCCCGTCGTCTGCGCCGCTTGGCGCGCGTAGGCATCTTCCGCGGCCGTCTCATTGCCGAGCGTGTGCTTGAACACCTGGGCGCGCTGATGGGTGTCGCTCCACTCGATTCCGGTCAGGGCGGCGCTGACCGCGAAACCGCCGATCGCTGCCTTCGTGCCCGCAGGCAGCGATCGCGGAGGCGTGTAGGGATGCAATTCCACATTGGGGTCGCGCGCCAACCGCGCCATCAACCCATCGGCGCCGGTCTGCTCAGGTGAGCCCACATGCACAGTTCGTTCCACCGACCGGGCTTGCGCATGGAAACGCTGCGCCATGTCGTTCGCAGGTTCCGGCGCCTGCTCGAACACATGCACCACCTGCCCCGGCCGCGTCGCATGCGTCATATCCGGCGTCAGGCGCGTGATCTCGCCCTCGGGATCAGCACGATCCACCATTCCTGTGTATCTGAACTTCCAGTTGGTGTGCGATTGATGGACGACATTCATTCGCGGATCGTCCGTCTCATGCAACCGCTGAAAAAGCGGCTGGCTCGAGAGCGCATTGCGGTAATCGGTCATCAGATTCATGCTACGATCCGACAGACCGTTGCGCAGGTACCAGCCACCGACATCCGCATGCACGCCGGACACGGTCACGCTCAGGAATCGCCCGTCCGCCGACAATCCCTGCGGAATGATGCGGTCCACCGGGAACGGCTTGCGCAGTTCGTCCGCGGAGTTGATCTGGAAGCCCGACACCACGGACGGCGGCAGACGCCGATCAACGAATTCCTGAACCCCTGTCGGCACAGGGTCGTACAGGCCGACGGACATGGGGGTTTGCCCGGGAGCTTTGAGGAGGTGCGGATAGGTGGGGATCGCTCTACCGTTGGCATCCTGGACATAGACCGGCTGATCCATGTCGGGAATGCCTCGGTCGTGGATCAACCGCGCGACCATCGGCACTGTGCTGGCGCCGCGACTGAAGCCTTCGAGGTGGATGCTGATCTTTGCGTCGGGGTCGTTTCGATAGATTTCCTGTGCGCGTCGCACCAACATCCAGTACATCGTTTCTTCGCGATCCAGCGCAGTTGCGCCCAATCCACCATCCAGAGCATTTTTGGCAAAGTTTGTCTGGGTGCCAGGACCAGGAAGGTATTCAGCAGCGACATTATCGATTCCAGAGGCCCTGAGCTTTCTGATCTCTTCGCGCAATCGCGCGACATTTGTCGGATGCAGAGGGTCTTGGCCGACGTCGTTCCCCGTGCCATCCAGCAGCCCGAAGAGCACATAGGAATGGGGATCCTTTGGATCCCACAGTGCCGGCGCCTTGAATTGACGCATCTGCTCCGCTGCGCGCTCGAAGCTTCGGAGTTGTTCCTCCGTTGCCGGGACATGCGCCACATCGTCGAAGGGCAGGCCATCTTCGACCAAGCGGAAAGTCGTCTTGCGATCATTGCTTCCCATCCCACCGGCTCCGTCAGTAGGTCTTTGTCCAGGCCAGGATGAGTTTTCGATGGCTGATGCGCTTTCCATCGGGGATAGCGGAGTCGACAGGGTGCTTGGTTCTCACCCATGAACGCATGTAGAGATTGATGGTCGAGTTGTTCACTTCGAGCAAGATGTCGACCATTCGCTCCACGGGATGCTGACCAAAGAAGGGGTCCACATCCTCCTGATCGACATCATGCAAAATCAGTCGCTCGGGGAAAATCGCTTGCAAGTCGATTTCAGTTGAGCGTTCGACACCATCGAGTGCCGTCCAATGAATTTCCACGGGCGGAGGGAACACTTGGTCGGGAGTGACGATAAACCCACCCTTCCAGTGATCCTTCCAATCCGGCGAATGCGGCTCGCCCGACGGTTCCTCTAAGTGCGTCGACACCTGCTGATTCATGAAAACGACGTAGCATCGCAGGGTGTTGTAGCACCTGACGTCGAAGTCGAACGAATCGAATCGCAACGGCCATGATTCGCCATGACCGCTGTCATTCCCCTTGTTTCCAAAAATTGACATGTAAATTCGCTCCAGATCGTCTTTCTTGAGATTGCAGTTGGCTCTCTACGCTTGTCGAGCCCATCGAGCCGGCACTGGATCGACAGCTATTCGACTTCAAATCATTGGTCCTTTCGGCACGAGAGCGCACAATATCGAAACTTTCGCGGGAATCTGTCGCCTCGCCACCGGTGTGAGTTCCTGAATCCCGACCACACATGCGCTGCCCCGCGCGTCCAAGCCGTCGAGTTGCTTCACGTCTCGGAGGACTCCGTAACTTCTCCCACCAAACTGCTCGTCGACCTGCATGACGGCACCTGGAATGTACGGCTTGAGCCGCTGGACGACCTCATCAAACTCCATATTCGTCAAAAATGAAGGCCCGATGCAGATTCCTCCATTGATTTGGATGGTATCGATTGGAACGCCAAAGATATCCAGTGGCACGTTGAGCCGACATGGTGTACCTGCATGCAGACGCCGTCCTTCAACGTCGCCCGGAACCACGATATAGCCAATGGAGACCAGATGCGCGAGGCGATCTACGTAGTCGTCTCTGTAATCGAAGTAATATCTGAAATTGAGTGTCTTGATCATTCTTTCGACGCGACGTTTGTAACCGGCAACGGTCGCTCTGTCGTCGGCGAAGATTCGGAATGCAAGACGGCGCATCTTCGTTCGCAATCCGATAGAAAACGGCTCCAACTGGTAAACAGCAAAGACGAGGAACATCATCAGGGCGACCACACACCCCCAGGTCAGCGCCTCAAGAACCCTGAATCCGTCGGCCGGCTTACTGATGAGCAGCCGTGCAAATAGGACGATTGTTCCCACAAGCACACCCGCCTGAACGGAAACGATGGCCATCCACGCTAACCGCTTCTTCACTCTGGCCGGCACCTCGATCAAATTGGATTCTTCCATTACCTTCCCTTCCATGTTCGACGCCCTGAGGCGTCCGTGCAGCAAACTATAAAATCTGGAACTCACATAAAGAAGTACAGCACGATCCCAAACGCCACCCGCGCCCAAAGCAGCACGAAATCGGCGACGATCTCGACCCTTGTCCTGTCGTCCTGAAAGCGTCCCTGCCGGCGAGTGCGCAATCAATGTCGCTCCCTGCGCGGGTCAGGTTCCCCGCGCTGAATGCGTTGGTAGATTTCTTCGCGATGCACCGGGATCTCGCGAGGGGCATCGATGTTGATTCGGACTTGCCGCCCGCTCGCAAGACCCAGCCAGCCACCGAAGGCGCCGCCGCCGAACGACACGACGACCTCCTCGCCGATTCGCAGGGAGTCGCCCACCATGACGGCGATCAGATAGCGCTTGCCGCGGCGGTGCCGCTTGCGCACGGGACTGACGGGCATATCGGTTTCGTCGGTGATGATGATGTTGGGCGGCACGGCAAGCGCGACCGTGAGGTGCGCGCGCAGTTTGGATAGGATCGTCAGGCGCACGGCGTCGCCGATGCGGATGCTTTCGCCGACTCGGCGTGTCAGAACCAGCATGGCGTGATCAACCAGCAAGCCGATGGGTACGGGTGCGGCGGCGCGATGGTGCCTCGCGCACGATGATCAGCGGCGACAACAGAACGATGCGCAGGCGCACTTCGCGAAGCGTGCGCACGCCCGGTATCCGCAGGCAAACAGCTTCGACCGCGATCTCGGCAGGACCGATGGAGAACGACTCGTCATCGCGCAGCGCCAGAACATGCGCACGCCGCCGGATACCGCACGGCGCACTGGCGTGGAATCCGCCGAACCCGCCCAACTCGTGGCGAGCTGCGGCGTCGATGAAGACGTAGAGCATCTCGTCTGCGCGTCCGGTCAGATGCAGACGGATGTCACCGCCGATCCGGAACGATTCGCCTACGGAGCAATCGATAACTGGCATTCAAGCACCCCCAGGAAGAAGCCGGCCCCCGTCGTCCTCAACCTGCAGCAGGGGGACTGCAGGGGTGACGGGGGCCGACCGGGGGGCAAGAAGGGGGTTACGGGCAGGGGTGACGCCGATGTGCAGCCAGTCGTCGCAGTCGGCCGCATGGGAGACCAATTCACCGGGGAGCCACACGCGTACCTCGAACCGGCCCAGGCGGAAGCATCGGAGGGCTTGGAGTGAGAAAAAGTAGGTCCAGACGCCGATCGTTCCCGAAATCGGGCGGACAGACGCGCCACCCAAGATCAGGTCCGTGCCGGCTGGTGCCGTCACGTCCACGCAGACCCGCGCGCCCTCACGGCGGCGGATCACGATCCGGGTGTTGTCGCCGAGGCGCAGCGTGCGCCCGACCTGGCATGTCTCGACCTGCATCCTGCGTCTCCCTGAGTCGCCGCACGGGGCCAAAGGTGGCGCCGCGTGCCGGTTTAGGGAATTTATATTGCATTGCCACGCATAATGCAACGCTTCGATTGTAGTCTGTTGCCGACGCCAGCCGGAGAGGTATGATTAGCCGCATGAACGCATACACCGCCAACTTCGTCGCCGCGATGGACACCACCGGCACCCGAAACCGGACCTTGGTCGCCGCGCTCAATAACCGGGTGTCGTCGAGCGATGTATCCAGTTGGCGCATGGGCCGGCGACCAATCCCGGCGGAACACGCACCTGTCGTCGCGAACCTCCTCGGCATTCCGCCCGAGCGCATCAGCGAGGCCTACGAGCGTCTGTTGCTCGCCGGACTCCCGGTCCACGCAGCGGCAGATTCGCAGACACATGGCCTGATTTCAGGCCATTTGACGATTCATCGCCTCGAAGGATTCGGGCACATTAGCGGGCCACCGCGCATCGTCATCCCGGAACTGGTCGCTCGCCCGCGCATCGGGATGACTTCGTTCAATGCGCTGCGCTGGACGCTGCAGCCGTCCATTGCGATGGAGCCGGAGATCCGCCAGGGCGTCCTGGTGTTCATCGACACCAGCGTCAACCGTCACGACCAAGTCGTTGATCGCGGCATCTATGCCTACATCTTGTGGGGGCGGCCAGACATCCGGCGGATACAGGTGCGCCGCGATTCATGGGCTCTATCGTGCGCCGGCAAGGAGGCTGAAGCCACAGTGATTTCCGAGGCGGAACTGGACCAGGTGTGCCTGCTCGGTGCCGTGGTCGGCTGGATCAATCCCCCATAGGATCCCTAGAATGCGACGACAGAGACGGCAGATGCTGCACTGGACAAGTCGGCGCGGATGACGATGACCAACAAGGACGAGGATGGGAATGGAACTTGGTAAGTGGGAGGGACCAGTAAGAGGCGCGATGCTTGGTGTCATCTTCTGTCTGGCGTACCTTGCCGGCTGGTTCAATTCACTGGATCAATGGTATCTACCTGCGGGCGTTAGGGTCGCATTCTTCCTACTCCTACCTTACCGCTACTGGCCATATCTGCTAATTGGGGATTGCAGCGCAATGCTGATGCTGCGCATCCCTCGCATTCCTGCAAATAGCGCAGTATGGGTTTACTCAAGCTCATTTCTGATGCCATTGCTCTCCTGTCTTGTGGTCGCAGGCATACGCGAAAAATTGCCATCACTTCGCGAGCAGGTGAAGTGGCTACCACTCATCGCTGGGTCATCCGCCGCTTGGGGTGCGGCCTGCACCTCCGCAGTCAACAACACATTTGGCGGACCACCCGACGGCCTGACCATAGAGTTCTTCTATGTCCGGTTCGTCGGCCACTTCCTCGCCATCGTTGCGATTACTTCGCTAGGAATGCTCTGGCTTGGCCGACGCGAAATAATTGAAAGACCACCGCATTTCCTAAGGGACACATTGATTTTCGGCGCCGTCCTCGGTCTGATTTTCTGCTTGATCGTCTTTCCGAAAGAGATTAGCGAATATCTCCGAATCGGACTCATGCAGACCATGCTGTTCCCGATTGCTATTTTGACATTGCGGCATGGATGGCGGGGTGCAGCCATCGGCACGGCTACAACCTGCTTTGCGCTCGCGCGAACACTGTACTATCTCAACACGGAAGGTGCCCACGATGCTCCGCTTTTCGTCGTGCAGCACTCGCTTGTTATGGCGTCGATCGGGCTGCTTGCACTTGGACACGCGATTTCATATCACTTCGCCAATGCGCGCGCACTCGGCATCGCGGGAGAGGAGGCGCTACAGGCGTCGCGCAAAAGTTTTCTTGTGTCAGAACCGATGCTGCGCGAAAAAGCACTCAAGATGAAGCAGATGCATATCCGGATAGACACGGAGCGCAAGCGGGTCGCGGATTACCTGAAATCCATCGGTGACTATGAAGGGGCTTTGAGACTCAACAACGAGGCCGTCGAGCACAATGCACGTTTGGGCGCCTATATCACTGACATCTATCCACTCAGAATTGAAGAGCACGGTCTGAATGCTGTACTCAATTCAGAGGAATTCAGTGACGCGCGCGGCAATGGCGCCCACATTCTTCCCTTGCTTGGCTCCAACCCCGTATATCTTTCAGTCGACCTGCAGCTTGTAGCGTATCGCTGCGCGGGTCTTGCCATCGATGTATTGTCCGAACTCGAACCCCGCGCCTATGTCGTCAAGACGCGCGTTCGCAAAGGGATCCGTCGCCGGGGAATCGTGTTGATCATCACGGCGCGAGATCCGAGTCAGCCACAGAGCACGGCAAAAAGCGCAAAGGCGGCTATCGAGTTGTCAGCAAGGGTCAAAGCGCATGGCGGCATCGTTAAACGCCGCCATGCGCATCAAATCAGCATGTGGCTTGCTGAGTCGAACGATTTGCCAACAGCCGATCAGTAGGCCGTTTCAGGCAGGCGCACTTCCCAGTAGTCACCAGCGGCGGTACGGTGCAAGACGACCTCGACTTCACTCGTCCGGTAAAGCACCTTCCGTTGACTCGACATTGCTGGCAGCGCATCGACAGAGACACGATCCGCGTCTCCACCGATCGGCATCACCCAGAACACGCCATCAACTCGCCCAACGGCAGCACGGACCCTCCCATTGCTGTCATTGATCTGCGTGTATCGAATCCCGCCGCGCTCGAACTCATAGACTTGCCACTCGGGATCGACTGCGAGATCGGTTGCCGAGGGCACAGATTCCCCGAGCCCACTCTTGGCTTTTGGTGCGCCACCGCCACCCGGACAGCATTGAGCAAAAACTTGCGAACTCATCATCAGCGCCGTGGCAAACAGGGCAACCGTCAGAATCGGGGAATTGAAAATGCGCTTCTGCATGGAAAATCTCCTTGAACAATGGACATGGAATTCGATTGGCAGCGCCACGCGGGCAGCGCCACTACCAGATGCCTGTATTCGATGAAATACGTAGGCATTTCGACGGTATCACCGCAGTTCGACCCCTAATCAGTGCCTGTCCATCCGAGCATCAGCATGTGATCGCCGCCTCAAACAAAAAACGCCCCGACACGGAGCTCTGTGCCGGGGCGTATGGCAAATCTGAGTTGTCGCCGACACCTATGTGCCGGTGGAGACGAGATCAAGCGCCGGGCGACTCGCCTGCATTCGCAAACCGGAGCCAGTGATCATCGCTATGAATGAAATCATGCCAGCCACAATCGCCAGGGTCATTGCCATCAGCGGCGTCATTCTCGCCGGTGTACTCATCGTCATCGCCCATCGCCGACGTCCCGAGCTTCGGGCATCCGAAATCGCCCTATCGGTCTATTTCACCGCGCCGACGCGGGCGATCATGGTGTCGGCGTATGCCGCGATCATGGCTGCGCTTTTGTCCACGGCCTTCGTACTCGCGATCGACATGCAGGCTACCCCCTTCGTGTCGGCTATGGCCTGCTGCGCCGGGGCCGTGCTGCTGGCCCCTGTCGTGGCGACCACACAGCGCGACGCAGCGATCATGCGCAGCGAAGCGGTCAGGCGCATCCACCGCCACGCAGCGGCAGCGGCATTCGTGGCTGTCGGCGTGGCGATGGTGGCGTCTGCATGCGCGGCCATCACAGAAGCGGATGCTCCCGTTGCCACCCTTGGCGTTCTTGGCGCCGTGCTTGTGGCCCGAGTGCTACGGAGCAAGCCCGGTGCCGGGTACGGCCTGCGGCAAAAGCTCATGCTCGCCACGCTAGGCCTGTGGATCGTGTCGATTGCAATGACCGGATAGAAAGCACGAAAAGCCCCGGCACAGCGAACTGTGCCGGGGCGTATGCTGTGTCCGAGTTGTCACCGGCCTCCGAGCCGGCCGGCAGGGGCGCTAGATGCCCAGCGCTTCGCCCGCTTTCGCAAATCCAATCCAGCGGCCGTCGCCGTTGAGGCCACGATTCATCAGTTCTTCCCGGGCCAACTTCACGATGTCGACATCGCCGTGATGGATCGCCACCAGGAAGCGCGTGTCGAAGGTTTGAACGACATCGGCAAGGTCGTTGTCGAGCCCCTGCGAGACGGCGGCGCGGCTCATGCCTTCACCTCGCGCGCGGCAGCGACCAGCAGTGCGGCTTGGGCGTCAGCAGCGCTGTCGAGGCGTAGTCGCGGAAACAAGTCGCTGATGAGATGGAACATCACATGATTGAGGCGGGCGGCTTGGTCTTCGAGGTCGCTCATAGCATCGAAGCGACGCTCTTGGTCGTCGATGTGTTGCAGTGCCTGCGTCAGCGCGAGGCGCATGATGCGGAAACTGTCTTTGCCGCGCGCGCGAGCGAATGCGATTTCGTCGACGCGTGGGCCGGCGGGTGTCTGGGTGTCTTTCATATCGGAAATTCCTGTGAGTGGATTGCGCGCTGCGATGCGCATCGCGTGACCGCATGAACGCGCTGTTCCGCTACGAAGCCAAGCGCAATGCGCGAAGATTCAACGGCAGACAGGTTCAGTACGGCATCGGCGCGCGGTGCGTGTGCGCCTGTGGCGCACACAGCCAAATGCAACGCGGGCCGGTCGGCGACGTGCCGGTACCGCCTACGGCGCGACGGCGCGCACCGTAGGCGGCCTTGCGAGGGTCAGCGGGCGTCGTCGCTCTCGCCCGCCCCGTCGCCGTGCCATCGCCGGGCGAGGTCGCTGCCGACAGCGGCGAGCAGGTCGTCGTCGGCGCGTTGCATCGCCAACGGCAGCCGCGCGTCGAGCGCGCGGATCGCTTCGAGGGGATCGCGCGCATTGTCCGGTGCGGTGCGGATCTCCCTCATGGCGCGTCCGTCCTCAAGGCGATGGCGTGTAGCTCGGCCTGCGCGTCCGCCGCCAACCCGATCCGGGCGTTGACGATCGCCCATGTACAGACCGTGGACAGGGCGTGGTTCATGACACGCGGCTTCTCGTGCAGCGGAGCCGCCTGATAGCGCGCTTGGCAGCGTTCGATCTCACGCATGGCGTGTTCCAGCGCCTGCCGGATATTGATCAACGCGTCTTCGCCTTGCGTGATGGCACGGCGCGTGTTGAAGGCGTGTTCGTCGAATTCCATGTTCATTGGAAAGGTCCTTGCGTGTGGGTGTGCGTCGATGAACGCGCTGTTCGCGGGAGAAGCCAAGCGGGTGATCGACAACATCGGAACATCGACAGGTGATGTACAGGCGGCTGCGCCGACATAGAAAAGATGCTCAGTCGCCCTGCTGGTCCAGCGGCGGCGCGAAGGCGACGAGCGGGTCGCTGCCGGTGCCGGCGCGACGGGCGATTTCAGCGATGATCACGTCGCGCAGATCCGCATCGCCGCGATGCAGGGCGAGCAGAAAATCGGTGCGCAGTTCGGCGACGAGGTCCTTCACCGGCCAGTCGGTGATGGTGGCGAGACGCTCGCCGTCCTCGAAGCCCATCCTGTAGACCTCCGCCAGCCCGTCGAGCAGGCGTTGGACATGGGCGATCTGGTCGATATCGCCGGACACCGCCACGGCGTCGATGTCGATGCCGAGGCGTGCCTGCGCGATAAAGCGGCAGGGATCCTCGTTGTGCTCGAAAGCATGCGGCGTCATGTCGGTCACCACACGATGCTGGTGGGGTTGGCGGCAATGCGTGCGAGCAATTCCGCGAGCGGTTCGACCTGCGCGCCATCGGCGATGGGCGCGAGGATCGTCGTGCCGGTGTCGATCAGTTCGATGCGGATGACGTCGATGCCGTTGCTGGCGTAGGCGATGTGCTTGCGTCCGCCGATGTGGCGCACCAGCGCGTGCGGGTTGCGCGCTCGCAGAATCTCGCGGCGCCATGCGTGCCGGCCGCGCTTGCCGGGGACGCGCACCAGCAGGGAGGCGAGGAAGAACTCCTTGACGCGCTTGGGCTTGCGGGAGGGGTTGAGTTTCATGCGGGTCGATGTCCGTGTCGGGGTGGGCATGAACGCGCTGTGCGCGAGGGAAGCCAAGCGCGTCCTGCTGCGTTATGAGATTCCTGTTCAGCCGCCGGAAGCGTTGCGCTTCTTGTCCTTGCGGCCCTGCTCGATGCCGGCGCGGTAGGCCGCCTCCAGCGCATCCCGCAGTTCCAGCACCGAGACTTCGTGGAAGTCCAGACTGTCGCGATGACGCGATTCCAGCGTTTCGATCCGCAGGTGTTGCTGTGCGATGCGGGTCAGTCGTGTGTCGAGGTGATTCATGTCTCGCGTGTCGATGGTGTGAAGGTGCTGCATGAACGCGCTGTTCGGGAAAGAAGCCAAGTCGAATTGGCTTCTTTCTTGGGGATTTCGGTTATCCAAGGCGCGCAACGTAGCGGGCGTAGTCGTACCCCGAGGGATCGACGTAGAGGTAGGGGCGGCTGGGCGCGTGGACCTCGACGCACAGGCAACCGTCAGCGACGTTGCCGCCCTTGCCGGCGAGCCACGGCTGCGGCCGGGTCATGTCCCTCGTAAAGTCATCGAACTGCGCGATGGTCATTTCGACCGTTTCGGTGATGTAGATGCGGTGCTCGCCGGTGGCACACATCTCGCGCAGGTTGTCGGGCTTGCACGCGAAGGGCAGACGCACGCCGAGTTGTTCGACGTGCATCGATTTCCCCCGGAATTGAATGATGCGCGGTGTGCGGGGGATGTGGAGGGTCATGGTGTACGGTGTGGCGAGCGTCATCGTGGGCATGTGTGTTCTCGGTGTGGGCGTCGGCGATTCGACGACGGCATAAACGCGCTGTGCGGGATGGAAGCCAAGCGCCGATGCATGTCACGCCGCGACATCCGGATACCTGTCGTACAGGCTTCGATGCAGGCGTTGACGTCTCTCGTGAACTACGCCAATCGGTGCAGGCTGATGCGCTCGATGCGACCGGCGAAGGCGGCGTCGGCAGCGATGTGCAGCGCCGTGTGCGCATTCGCCGTGAACTGATCGACGTAGGTGCCGTTGCCGGCGCGCATCACGCCCTGCGCAGGCGTGGTGCCGGCCAGGACGACGCGCGCGCTACCGGCGGCAACTTGCGACAGGACGACCTCGACGCGGTACTGCGCGCCGTCGACGAACGCGAAGGGCTGCGCGAGATCGGAGTCGACACCCGCGACCTTGATCGCCGCACTTCCGGCGATCGACCAGCCGGCGCCGAGCGTCCACGCCGCCTGGGTGTCGAAGTCGGCATTCGCCAACTTCTCGCCACACTCGCACTGGAGCGTGCGCACGTGCGTCTGGCGACTGGCGAGCGCGCCACGCTGGCTGCGAACCTCGATGCGGACAGCGGCATCGCCGGCCAGCAGCAACTCGACCGTATGGCTCGTCCCGGCGATGCCGGTCGTCTCGTGCAGCACCGCCCCGCTGAGCGCGTGCAGCACGCGCACGGTCGTCGTCGTGCCCGGTTCGGGGCCGATGCTGCCGGCCTCGTGTTCGATCAGGCGATCGCCCTGCAGCATGCGATCGCGGTGCGCCCAGGCGACGTCGAGTCGCGCGAAGGCCGTCTGCGGCCACGCGGCGCCGTTGATCCGCAACCGGCCCGGCGGATAGGGCCGGGCGTGGCGCGCGTCGAGGCGCACCTGCGCAACGGGCGCGAGTGCGGGATCAAGCGTGCCCTGTTGCGTGCGCGTGAGCAGTTTCGCCTGGACGGTATCCCCGGCGAGGTATTCGGTCGGATCGGCGCCGACGTAGGTCTCGGTACACCACAAGCGTGCGCCGGATGCGTGTGGCGCGGGCACCGTGTCCACGCAACCCCGTGCGATCGTCAGGATGCCGGCGACGGGATCGATGGCATCGACGCGCACCAGTTCCTCGTCGATCAGCGCCTCGCTGCCGACGGCGACCTGATCCAGGTCGCGCAGGTCCGCGAGCATCGCCACCGTGTCGGTCGGCCCCAGCGCACCCGCGAGGGTCGCCGTGGCCGAGAAGTCCCCGCCCGCGACCTCGACGAACTCGCCCGCGCCAGTGCGCGTGGTGAGCGTGTAGCCGTAGGCCGGCCCGTTCGGGCGCGCGCCGAGCGCGACGACGAACCCGGCATCGTCCTCGACCTGCGCCAGATCCGCGGGGCGCAGCCGACCGGCGAGATCACGATACGTCGCCTCGACGAGGCGCTGCGCCGGCACCGGCACCGGACGCGTGTCCGGCGGCGTCCACGGCCCGATCACCGGCCGCAGGTAGGTGGTCGCGGCCATGCCGTCGATGTCCTGCACCAGCACCAGGGCGAGCGCACCGTCCGTGCGCGTGCCCTCGTCCACCTCCAGCACCCGCACGGGCATGCGCTGTACGCCCTTGCGCCGCCAGGACAGGGCCAGCACGTCGCCGCGCTTCACGCCCCACAAGCGGCGATCGACGGTGAGTTTGATCCGCTGCAGCAGGCTGCTGGCGGCGGCGGTCTCGCGCGCGGCGACGCGCTCGCAGAGGTCGCGGTTCCACAGCCCAGGCAACGCGCGCCGGTCGGCGACGACCCGCGCCTGGGCCTGCACGTTCGCCATGTTCTGGAAGGTCGCGGCGATCTCGAGGTTGGTCACGCAGTCGCGGCCGAGCACCGTCACCTCGTTCACGGAACCATCCAGCAGCGGCGTCTGCCAGCTCTCCAGCGTCAGCACGCTGGTTTCGTCGAGCAGCGGCAACGTGGCGACGTCGTAGTCCGGCCGGAACAACCGGTACACGAACTGGCCGCGCATCGGATCGAACGCCCACAGCCCGCCGACGTGGGTGTTCACCGTCTGCAGGAAATTCCCGATCGAGTCCCCACGTCGCCAACCGAGGCACAACCCGAACGCCTCGTCGTGCAACTGCTCGGCCGCGCGCAGGAAGCTCTCACCATCGATCAGGGCGGGATCCAGACCGCAGCCCCAGACCGTGTCGGTCAGGCACTGGTAGTGGATGTGCGCCGCGTTCATGCCGCGACCGATGCGCGCGAGCTGCGGCTGCCACACCGGCGTCGACCAGCCCTGCACGAAGCGTCCCCAACGCTTGGCCCAGAGTTTGAGGTACGGGTTCATCGCCCCAACCATTCCGCGGTACAGCGTGGTGCACAGCCCGCGCGCGGCGGGCCACGGACCGGGCACCTGCTGTTGCAGGTAGGGCACCGGCAGTTGGTCCGGCTCGCCCATGCGGATCTGCAGCGTGCCGACGAGCCCGCCTTCCTTCTTGTCCCCACCGAACAGCTGCGGCAGGTTGATCGCCAAGAGGCCGCTGCCGGCGCGTTCGCCCTCGAACACCGTCTGCCCGCCGACCTTCACGCCTGCGAGGTAGTCGTTCGGGCCAATCGACTCGCCCATGTACAGGTACATGAAGTGCCGGTAGCCGATCGTCGGTTTGCTCGACTTACCCACGGCGACGGCCCCAGGCGCGCAGGCGCTGCAGCCGGGTGTGCCGCGGCGGCGAGACCGCGATCGGGCGCAGCGTGGGGATCACGATCGGACGTCGTCGCCAGATTTTATGCACCGTGCATAAAACGTTCGCGGCAAGCTTCCGGTCGCGCCCGAACCCATTCGCCGCCCACACCAGATGCACGAGCGCCGTCGCGATACCGAAGCTGCCGGCGAGCCTCTCCCCCGCGTACCAGAGCACGGCGCCGGAACCGAGCGAGGCGAAGGCAACGACCGTGGTCCAGACGCGAAACACGCGATCACGACGCATCGGAGTCCCCCTGTTCGCGTCGTGCAATCTCCAGAACACGCGCCACGAACGGATCGTCGTGCAGATGGGGGTGGTCGTCGACGGCGATGCCGTCCTCGCGCAACGCGCGCAGATCGATGCCGTGCTGACGGCACCACGCGCGAATGCCCGGCGTGCAGAGCGGCCCGCCGGCCGGATCGATCGCGCGCACATGCCGAAGGTGAATGCGCAGAGCGTCCATCACTTCCCGCCGCTGGCCTTGATCGGCGTGGTGCGCAGATCGCCGTAGGCGAGCACGTTCGGATCGTCCACCCACACCTCGCCGAAGATCACCATCACCTCGCGACCTTCTTCGGCGGTCGGCACCGAGAAGTCGGCAAGCGACGGCGGCTTGGTCGATTGCGGCTTGGGCCGCATCGCGATGCTGATGGCGATGGAGAGGATCAGCACGAAGACGTAGATCCACATCGTGGAGAGGTTCCTGGGGTGCGGGACGCGCGCAGCAGTCGCCCGGCGCGCATGCGCCGGGCGGTGCGTGGGAGGGGAATGCATCAGAAGACCGGGTCGCTGCCGAAGGGATTGCGCATGCCCTTCAAGGTCGGCTGGCCGCCGTAGTTCAGTTCGTTGCGGAATTTCGGGCAGCCGTTCGGCCCCAGCGTGCGATCGCAACCGGGGAATGCGACGACGCGCGCGTCGGGCGCGAGCGCGGCCGGCGTGAGCAGGCGCAGGGTGGCGTCGACGTGGGTGACGATGAAGCGGCGTTCGACACCGAGCGTCGCCGTCCACTGCAGGACGCCGCCGTCGAAGTGACCGTCGTCGAACGCATCGAAGGCGGCGGACGCGACGGTGTAGCCGGTCGCGTCGCTGAGGACCGCCGGCACCGCGTGCGCGTCCGGATCGGCATTGCACAATCCGAGCCCCCGGCTGTAGAGCACCAGTGGACAGTTCGACTGCCAGCTGCGGCGCAGGCCGAGCGTCTCGACGGCGGCGGCGAGCGACTCGCAGCGCAGCTTGGCGACGCTGTGGGTTTCGTCGAGATTGGCGACGTGCCCGGTCCAGCCCAGGCGCACCTGACCGTCGCGCACCCGCACGCGCTTGAGGTCCAGGCGCAGGCGCAACCCCGGCGGCACCGGGCGGAACAGGTTCAGCAGCGGCAGATCCAGCGGCGCGGTGATCTGCAGCGCGTTCTTCGATTCTTCCGCCGACTGCACGATCTTCTCGCGCGTGAGCGTGACCGGGGCGTAACGCTGGCCTTCGACGATCGCTTCGCGTTTGGCATCGGTGTAGCGCCAGTGATGCAAGCCGATCGAGAAGTCGTAGAGCTCGATCTCGCGCGAGAGCAAGGCCACGCTTACGGCTCCTCCGCGGGAATGCCGGCGAAGGACACGGCGCAGTCGAGCAGACCGTCGCTGTCGGCGTGGTGGCGCAGTTCGACCGTGTCGCCCGCCAGCGTGACCAACGCCATCCAGCTCACCAGCCGGACCCGTTCGGGTCTGACAACGAGACCCAGCGCGACGTCGATCCGCACACGTTCGTGTGTGTCTCCTGCGGGGGATTGCCATTCGCTCGACGCTTCGACGGCGCGGTACAAGACCGTGCCATCGATCAATTCGATGCGGAGGTGGCGACGGCCGGCCTGCTGGCGCAGGCTGCGACTGACGCCGCAGGCCGCGACGGTGAGCGTGAGCGCGGTCTCGCCGATCGTCTCGATCACCTCGAGATCGTCGGTCCAGGTCGGCAGCCACAGCGCCTCCGCCCGGCCCTGCAACCCATAGAGCAGGCTGCGGTGTGCGGCGCGTTCGGCGCGGCCGAACAACCGCCAGGCGTGCGACTGCGTGGTCCACGCCAGGCCCGACGCATCGTCGACCTGCGTGCGGCCGACGTCGCCATCGAGCAGATCGAAGCGACGGGCCAGGATCGCGCTCGGATCCCGGGTTTCGTCCGGGCGGTGTTCGAGCACGGGGAACCCGCAATAGCGCGTCGACGGCAACGCCGCCGGCCAGTCGCACGGCTCGGCCGCCTCGAAGCGCAGCTGTGCGGACATCAGCCGGTCGCTGAGCCGGCGCAACTCCGGCGCATCGGTCAGGCGCGCGGTGCGGCAGGGGATCAGGCGCGTGCCGACCGGCCACGCGCGGCGCGTCGGCGCACGCAAGGACACACGACCGTTCGCGATCTGCGCGACTTCGACCAGTTCGTAGCTCGCCACGTCGCGCCAGAGCATGGCGAGGCTGCCGACCGCAAAATCCAACCCCGTGGCGTCGACCGGGATCTCGACCGCGCCCGCCGCCAGCGGCGCACCGAGCCGCCACGTATCGACGAACACCGGCAGCGCCCACACCCGCGCCGTCCAGTCGAACAACGCGTGCTCGACCCAGCGCCGCTCGCGCCGGTCGGCGAGGATCGCGAACTCCCACGACCGGTGCGGCGCCTCGCGCAGCGGCGTGCGGGTGACGGTGCCGGCGATGGCGATCTGGACGTCGGTGAGCCAGGCGAGCGTCTCGGTCAGCGGCTCGGTCCAGTCCGGCGGCAGCGACCAGGCGTTGAGGCGTAGGCCGTCGATCCGGATCGACCAGTTCGCGCCGTCCGCGAAGGACAGCACCGCCACCGCGTCGATCACCGGCGAGCCGTCGAGGCCGACGGTGAGGGTCAGCACCCGTTCCTGCAGCGGACGCAGCGCCAGCGGCATCGCGCCCGGCGCGGCGAGCGTGCTGCCGGCATCGCCGTCCAGGCGCAGCGCGACCAGCGTCTGCGGAACCGTGCGCCAGGCGTTCCACACCGCGATCTCGCGGGTCAGTTCGGAGACGACACTGCCGAGCGACAGTGCGGTCGGCAGGACGTGGACACGGTCGAACAGGTCCTCCGCGAACCGGTGCGCGAGGCGCCCGGTCGCGGGCCAGCGCAGCGCCTCGGGCGCACGAAAAGCCCCCGCCCCCGCGGTCAGCCGCTCGCGGGCGTAAGTGCCGGGGGCGAACGCCCCCTCGTCGAGCGCGTTCAGCTCAATCGAGAGCATCGGGTTGGTCGCACCGAACGCCCGCGGCGTCGGCGCGAGGCCGATCAATCCGGCCATCAGGGCGCATCCCGCAGCGCGACGCCGAAGGTGCCGCTGTGTTGTGCGCCGACCGGCCAGCCGGCGCCGTTGCGCTGCATCGGGTGGACCGCGTGCAGCGGGTACGGCGTCCAGCGCTCGGGGCCGTAGAGCAGCGGTTGACTCAGATCGAGGTGGTCCAGACGGCAATAGCGCGCGTGCGCAAACGTGGCGACGATCGTCTGGCCCTGCGCCTGGCGCGCGAGCAGCACGTCGATCGGCAGCAACACGGTGGCCTGATTGAACTGCGAGGGCAGCGCATGCAGCAGGCCGGCCTTGTGCGAGACGCCGAGCAGATCGCCGGTCGCGCCGCCATAGGACGTGCGCCAGGTTGGAGCACCCTCGAGCCCGCAGTGAATGAACGACGAGTGATACGTGCCGGCCATGCTCGCGAAGAAGAATCCGAGCCCGTGGCCGTCGTAGGGCGCGGCGCCGAGCTGGGTGCCGGCGTTGGTGTCGATGTACACCTTCACGCCCGCGCGCGTGCCATCGACATCGCCGCGGAAGGTGCCGGAGCACCACAGGCCGGTGCCGCCGATCTGCGGCATCGTCGACACACCCCAGTTCAGGTGCTGGTGACGATCGACGTTGTAGCGCAGCACGCAGTAGATCTCGTCGGGCGCATCGAACGCGTGCAGCGTGTAGACGGCCGGCCACTGGATCGGCGCATTGGCGAAGGACAACAGCTTCACCGACTGCGGGCAGGCGCCGGTCAGTGCCCCACCCGCCTGCCCCGTCCCGGCCTGCAGGCGCAGTTCCATCGCCGTCGCGGTCAGTTGCATGAAGGCGACGCCCTTGCTCAGGATGCCGTTCGCCAGCGTCCAGCCGCGTGCCGTGAGGGTCGTCTCGATGGCGGTCTTCAGCGCCACGAAGCTGGCGACCTGTTCCGTGAACGTCGCCATCAGGTCATATCCACCGCGACGTAGTCGCGCCAGGTCGTGCGCGCGCCGTCCTGCAACACCACAAACGCGCGACCGTTCACGGCGCGGATCGCATCGACCGCCTGGCGCACGCTCATCCCGGTTTGATCGACGATCGCGCTGCCTTCGAGCTGCAGCACGTTCTCCGAGGCGTTGTTGTAGCCGGAGACCATGCTCACACCGTCGAGGACGCCGTAGAGGTTGCCGCTGCTGCTGTAGCCGCGCACGTCGTTGTCGTAGGCGCCGAAGTTCATCTCGTACAGTTCCAGCGGCTGCGGCTGGTGCAAGGTGCCGGCCGGCACCAGACAGCGATACCCGCTGCCGTTGCGACCCACGTACTCGCCGGCCAGCCCGGCATAGGTGGTCTCGCTCGCCTGGCCGTTGCCGAAGGGCGAGATCTGCACCTTCTTCCAGGTGCCGCCGGCATCGCGCAGGAACAGGAACCCGTCGGTGTAGCCGCTGTCGCTGCTCCCCTTGCGGCCCTTGTAGGGGAACCAGTGCAGGTCGCTGTAGCGCCGTGCGTCGCGGCCGTCGAAGTGCCCGGCGACGACGAGCGGCGAGGGAAATTCCTTCGGCCGCGCATACGCGAGCGCCTTGCCGACATAAACGTGCGCATAGATCGGCGAGCCGACCTTGAGGGCGCCGACGATGCGACGCGGATTGGCGTTCAGGAAGTACGTCACCGCCTGGTTGTGACAAGGCACGCCGCTGGTCTTGATACCCGGCTGCGCCTCGAACGGTGCAGCCGGCACATAGCCCACCATCGTCGCGGCGAGCAGGTTGTAGTAATCGGCGGCGACGTTCTGGTACGCCTTGAAGCCGACCGTGATCTCCTCCTCGCCGGTGGTGCCGGTGGAACGCAAGATCAGTTCGCGCTCAGGGATCGACGTGTCGAAGCGCAACGTCGTCCAGCCGGCGTTTTCCGCGAGCGCGCGCAGGACATCGAGCAGTTGCAGGTGCGCGTCCGGGCCTGCGCCCTTGACCACGGTGTCGATGGCGTAGGCCATCAGGCGCCTCCAATCCGCTGGCGCAGAAAGCTGCCGTTGCGGTCGATCACGTTGAGAATGGTCTGCTCCAGGCCCCGGCTCTGCGCCATCGACTCGGCGAGCGCATCGGTGTTGATCGCATTGATCAGGCGCAGATTGAGTTGCGGGTTCAG